CAACGGGAATGTCTGCGTGGGATATTACATGAGACTGTTTCGGGAATGGCGGGCCACGGGATCGCATTACGTACCGCTCAGGCCGATCTACTGGATGCCCATCAAGCCACTGCCGGAGAAGTGACCCATGACAAAGAACATGATGGAGGAAAGGAAATGAGCGATAAGAGCTATGTCACGCTGGAACAGAAGGTCTGTCCTGCCTGCGGGCGGGCGTTCGAGACCGGCAATCTGTTGCTGGATCAGAGGATGAGGAAGAGGTTCGACCGGTTCACCGTCACCGGCTTTCAGATATGTCCGGATGATCAGCAGAAGATTGATGAGGGCTTCCTGATACTGGTGGAGGTGGATCGCGTGAAGTCGGATGCCATGACGCCGGAGGGTGTCTACCGGACGGGTAACGTTGCCTATCTGAAAAAGCACGTTGCCGAGCAGGTGTTTCCAGCGAGTGCCGGGCATGACATGGTGTGGGTGGAGTCTGGCGTGATTGACGCGCTGAAGGCTCAAACCCAGCTAAGTGATTGAAATTATTAGCTTTTTTCTTAAACGAAGGGATTGCAATTAATTGCATCATCATGAAGAAGCGCATCACACACAAGAAGTGGAAGGCTCTCGGCGGGCTGAGCAACCCAAAGCTCATTCGGGAGCTGCAGAAGGATGGCAAGTACGCCTACTATGTCATCATTGAGGGCAACAAGGAAAAAACGTGAGGGCAGTTGAGATTGCTGCCGTACTTGGAGGTACCTATGACTAAGGATGAACCGATCCTGAAATTTTTCGATTACAAGCACCTTCCGACTTATTTGCAAGAGGTGTCGAAGGAGTTTCACGACCTGGCCCAGCACATCGTGAACAAGCTGCCGGATAATGAGGAGCGTGCCTTTGCCCTGCGCAAGCTGCTGGAGGCGAAGGATTGCGCTGTTCGGGCCAAGTTATACACGGACTAGGCCCGTGACCTTCAATGATACCCACCGTACTTAAGCGGTATTTGGGTGTGTAACGTATTTACGGAGACTGTAAGGTGAACACGAGCTTGATCCTTTTTACTGCATCATGGTGTCAGCCCTGCCAAGCCGTAAAGGCCGAGATCGAAAAGCTGCCGGAGGGCAATAGGGCAGGCGTGACGGTGATCGACATTGAGACCCACCCAGACTTGGCGAACGACCACGGTATTCGCAGCGTCCCGACACTGATCGTGATCGACGACCGAGACACTGAAATCGCCCGCCACACCACCGCCCCTGCGTGCGTCAAGGCGATCAGGGAGTATTTGGAGGAGGCCGGACGATGACCGCGCGTGATGCGACAGATGATGACCGCTACGCAAAGATCAGAAAAGCCCTTGCGTCGGGGCCAACACCGGGGCCGTGGAAGGTTGGCGACCAGAACGGTCATTGCGGAATCTCGATCAGCAGCGACGAGATCACCGTCGCTACCGCGTATCTCAGACTTATAACGAGCCGTGCGAAGTGGGGTGCAGAGCACTTCGCGCTGCCAGAAAATCGAGAATCCGTCGCTAATGCCGCCTTAATCGCCGCCTGCGACCCAGACACCATCAGGGCGCTGCTTGAGGAGCGGGATGCTTTGCGAGATGCCCTAGAAACTATGGTGGAAATGGTCGAGATGAATGGTTTTGTTTGGGATTACGCAATGGATGCAGCCCGCGCCGCGCTGTCGAAGGAGAACAGCAATGACTGACCGACAAATCACGCACGCCCCCGGTTGCTGGGGCTGGGGCCCGAGGCACTACGAGTGCGCGCTGAGGGAGATTGAGCTGCTGGTGGCTGAGTGGAATCGCGTTACCGCCGCACAGAGCGAAGCCAAAGCCCGCGCCGAGCGGCTGCGGAAGGCGTTGGAGCAGATTGAGCAGCAGCTCGATTACGGACAGATCGATATGGCTCTTCATGTTGCCCGCTGCGCACTGGAAGGAGGTGAAAATGGCTAAGGAACTGATCCTCCGGCCTCTACTCGCGAAAGCGAGATTGCATCTAGCGCTTGAGGAAAACGCCAACCTTCGCACCCGCATCGACGCCCTAGAGGCGCAGCTTGCCGAACTGGCGGCAGAGAACGAGCGGCTGAAGGAGGCACTGGAGGGCATTGATAGTATCATCACCAACGGTATCAATGAGAACGGCTCAGATTACCACCGAGTGAAAATTGGTGAAGAATGGTACGATGGACCTGTTGTTGATGTACTCCATAAAATCCTTATGGGGCTTCGTGAGATAGTCCGCGCCGCACTCAAGGGGCCAGCGTCGAAGTCGCCATCCGCAAGCTGAAATCGAAGGACCGGTAGTCGGTCCTTCTACCAAACCCCGACCCTAAGGCAAGCCACCACAAGACAGTGGCTTACCTAAAAACGTATTGACGTTTTGCAGTTAATTGCACAACAAATCAGTATGAAAGGAGACGTGATGACAGCTGCATGTTGACGTTACCGGACATTGACGAGCAGGAGGTCGCAACCTGTTACGGAAAGGAACCGTTTGACAGTTTCTCACTCGCTGAGAAGGTTGCCAGCCGAAGGCGGAAGAGGGGGAAGCCAAGTCAGGTCTACAGGTGCAGGTTCTGTGGGCGATTCCATATCGGTCAAACCATGAAGACCAAGAGTAAGAGTAAGAGCAGGTAAGAAGGGACTCGATGTCGAAGTGGGAATCTGCTGACACGTTGGGAAAGGTACAGCTGATCAAGGAAGTTTGGAAACCTGGTATTAGGGCCAGACAGTTGGCTGTGGAGGTAAGCAGGATTGCAGGTGAGACAGTAACCAAGCACTCGATTATCAGCCTGTATTTCCGCTGTAGGAGAAAGGCGGAGAGGGATGGTACACCAAACCCACTGGCAAACCATCCATTGCCGCAGTCTCCACGGAAGAAAAAACGGAATTGGGCTCAAGCACCCAAGAGCAAAACCCTCAAGCAGAAAATCGAGGAACGCAGGGTCCTCCTGGCTGAGATAAAGGAAGATGACGAGTACGTAGATGACGGCATCCCGTCTCTTCATGTTCCTCTTGTCGATTTGAAATCTCGCCATTGTAGGTGGCCGACGAAGAAGGAGGGCGGCGTATGGTTCTTTTGTGGGTTGGACTCGAAGCCTGGGCACTCTTACTGCACTGGCCACTACGATATGTCCACTCGTGATTTCGACTTGAAATTAACTGCACTGCCTGAGAAAGTTGCGATGTAAATAGGGAAGGCCACGGAGGGCAGGGCATGGCGATTGTCATCAAGAAGAAGGCGTCCACGATCAAACTGAAAGGGAAGTGCGAAGAATGCACGAAGTGGAGCCAAACGAACCTGACTCAGGTTTGGGTCAAGAAGAATCTCGGGTGGTGCAAGACTCATGTCTGCTACACGCCTGGAGATGGAAGCTGTTGGCAATTCGAGGCTCGTACATGACCCAGATGCTTAGTGAACTTGCCGTGGTCTTAGCCTTCGGCTTCATCATCGCAATGATCCTCTTGGCATAAGGGAGTATCGCATGGAGGTATTTCAGAAGGTTGAGGGTGCTGAGGCAGTCCTCTACGAGAAGGGAGTCTTCAAGTCAGCACCGGTATACACCCGAAACGGGTATCTTCACGCACAGGTACGAAGCGGATTCATCCGTCTGTCGGCGGACGGTGGTACGTCAAAGAAGGGCTGCGCATTATACTATCTGAGATGGAACGACCCAATTTATCAGGACGCCTACGGGCGTCTGATTGTGCACAAGACTGAGGGAGCACGAGACCTAGACCCTGGTTCTGTCCGCAGACTCACAGGTGGTCAGTCGTTCCCAGCGGTGGCTGCATTAACCAATGATCCTTGCAATTAATTGCACAGCGAGGAAAGTTCGTTAGGGTGAAGGGGATCGCAGCACCAATCCATGGAGGGACCATGAGAACCCCAAGAAGTAACCGAACGGTTTACAGGTGTCCCGACCCCTTCGCACTAAGGTCTAGGGTGATAGACGCTCATCTAAGTAGCAAAACCAAGGAGGTGTTCATGAGCAAGAACGTTGCAATTCGCCTGTCGGTAGAAGACACGACTGCGCTTCATCGGAAGATCATCAAGCTGGTCGAGACCGCGAATGAATCAAGTGTCGCAGCTCGAAATGATGCACGAGTTCTTTACGATCTGGTTGGTGATTATCGTACCAGCTTCGAGGGTCTTCTGAACGTGGTGGCCGAGGTAGTGACAGGCGTTAAGGAACGGCAGGTCGTGGATATCGGTGCGCTTGAGCACAGCATGATTATCGCGAAGGGGGCCATCGAAGAGCTCGACAAGAGGCTCGATGTCTACAGCACGCAGCCGTATGCAACCGTCCCGCATGTTGATGATCCCGACCCGTCGCTGGTGAACGCACTGGAATCTGCCTTTGCGGCATCAGACGATGACCTTCCGAAGTTCATCGACAAGAAAATCTAGGGCGGAAATTTCGTCAGGGTAGTGAAGTTAATTTCATTACCCTGACGGCAGCGGAGGGCTGAATGGCAATAAAAATCGTAAAGAAGCGGAACGCACCGGTAGCGAGGGAGCCTGCCCCTCTCGTGGAAGAAGTGCAAGAAACGCCGAAGACCGAAGCAACAAAGCCCGAACCGTCAGAATGCAGTTTCTGCGGTCACCTATACATTTACCCGTGTCACGGGAAGAGCGAGACCTGCATGAATGCACGATGGCGGAGGGGCGAAATCACAAACTAGGGGTAGAAGAGTGAAGCTCTACAGAGTGGAAATGGTTCTTTCGGCCACCTTGTACGTGAAGGCGGACGATGCTGTGCAGGCCCTGGAAAAGGCGAAGAAGCTGCACGGGAAGCGTTTGACTCTGGAGGGGACGAAGGACGTTGCAGTCTCCATTGCCGAGTTTGATTCGCTAAAACTGCCTGAGCAATCGTTTACGCCTATAGCCTGGATTTCTGGGCCGGACCCGAAGTTCGAGCCCGATGTCGTCTATGAGGGTTAGGGTCGATGCCAATCGTCATCAAAAAGAAAGCGGGGGCTCCGAAACCGGAGCCCCTTATTCCAGAAGCCAAGGCTCCAAAGGCGAAACATCAGCCGAAGCACCTACTTGATCGCGTGTGCCTGAAATTGATTGCAAAGAACCGGAACTTGCTGGTCCCGTGGATAATGATGGCGAGCTACGCCTACTACATTGCGGATACGCCCATCATTTCAGACGGGTGTTATGACAGCCTGTGCCGAGACCTTTTCCGCCACTATGACCAAGTGACCCACCGCCACAAGAGTTTCATTCAGAGGGAAAGCCTGAAGGCTGGCTCAGTCTTCCACCTCAAGGCCGAGGACTACCCAAGTATCGTCCGTAGCGCGGCGCATAGGCTAATGCAGGCTGCTTCTTCTGGTAGGGCAGATGATCTGCTATAAGTTTGCAATTAATTGCATGGAGACGACCATGAGCGCAGACAAGGAACTGATTGGCCTGCCGGAGGCCGTCCGGACGATGGCCGACCCGAGGATTACCGTGTCCAGCCTGATGAAGGCAATCGAGGAAGGCAGGCTGGTGGCTCAAGATGACCCGAAGAGACCTGGCCGGAAGATGGTCAAGCTCGATGACGTGCAGGCGATGCTCAACCCACCAGCCGAAGAACCGAAGGTCGAAGAACCGAAGGTCGAAGAACCGAAGGTCGAAGAACCGAAGGCCGACACGGGCATCTTCATCAAGAAGCGTCGCAAGTGAAATTAATTTCATGGGCAAGGTCATCAAGCTGACAAGTCGGGGGCCGGAGAAAGTCCCGGCCCCCAAGAAACTCACACCGCAGATGATTGCGCTGATAAAGGCCCTTGCCAGAGAAGGGGCACGTGAGGACCATAGGGCATCATTGAAAAATGGGTAGCCCATGAATCGTGCAGCCATCTACGCTCGTTTTTCGACTGACCAGCAGAACGAAAAGTCCACGGAAGATCAGATAAAGCTCTGCATGGAGTTCGCCCAGAGAGAGGGTTTGCAGGTGGTCGCCACCTACGAGGACAAGGCCAAGTCGGGCGGCTCCATCTTCGGGCGAGATGGGCTTTTCAAGATGATGCAGGATGCGCAGGAGCGGAAGTTCGATGTCATCCTGGTCGAGGCCGTGGACCGTCTCTCCCGCGATATGGAAGACCTCGCGGGGCTCTACAAGCGGATGACCTTCCTCGGCATCTCGATTCGTGCCGTCCATGAGGGTGTGGTCAACACGGTGCTGGTCGGTTTGCGGGGTCTGGTGGGGCAGCTCTACCGCGAGGACAACGTACATAAGACCAAGCGCGGCATGGCAAGTCTGGTTGACAAGGGGCTGTCAGCCGGTGGGCGGGCCTACGGGTACAGGCCGGACCCCAACCAGAAGGGCAAGCTCATCATCGTTGAAGAGGAAGCCGAGATCATCCGGCGCATATTCGAGGAGTATGCAAGCGGGAAACCTCCCCGCAAGATCGCTCACGACCTGAACGAGGAAGGGGTGCCGCCGCCACGGGGGACCAAGTGGAACGCCTCCACGATCAATGGAAACGCTTCGAGGGGGCACGGCATTCTCCGTAACCACATCTATGCAGGAAAGTTGGTCTGGAATCGCGTCAGGATGATTCGTGACCCTGACACGGGCAAACGGCTGTCGAGACCCAATCCACCTGACCAATGGCGATTCAAGGACGTTCCTGAGCTTCAGATCGTTCCGACAGAGTTGTGGGAGAAGGTGCAAGAGCTCAAGAGGGCCACTGCCAATGTTCCCCTTCACGCACAAGCAAGGAAGCCCAAGCGGCTCCTGTCCGGACTTCTGCGGTGTGGCTCATGCGGGGCAGGGATGTCGATCCAAGGGGCGGACAAGACGAATCGAAAGCGCATCCGCTGCTCAGCGGCAGTGGAGAGCGGCACGTGCCCTGACCCGAAGACCTTCTATCTCGACACGGTTGAGAACCTGGTGCTTGACGCCTTGGCTGAGGAGCTGACCAACCCAGAGGCCACCGCCGTGTACCTGAAAGAGTACATCGAGGAGCGGAAGAGGTTGGCGAAGGAAATAGCTGACAACCGTGCCTACTACGAACGGCAGCTGGCCAAGGTGGTCGGTGAGATGGACCGCCTACTGACCCTCTACCAGAAGAGTGTGGTCGAGCTCGACATGCTGGAGGCCAAAATGCCGCAGCTTAGGGCGGAGCGCGACCGGCTCAGGGGATTGCTCGCAGCTCAACCAGAGGTGCCCAAGACCATTGATTTGCACCCAATGGCGGTTAAAAAGTTTGAGGAACAACTCAAGAGCCTCAAGAAGGCGGTCGAGGCCGGAGTAACCGAGGGGGACGGTGAGTCGATCAAGGCGCTTCGGGAGGTGATTGAGACCGTCACCGTCTACAGGGACGACAGCAAGGTTGGTGGCGTTCGCGTGGAAATTCGCGGATATCTCAACCCGTTAGTCGCCATCGGGGACGCAACGAAGAAGGCAGAAAAGGAGGTTTCCGATGTGACCGGTAAGACCGTTGGATCGGGTGATGATTTAAGCGGTAGCGGGGGCCTGACTCATTCTGAATCATCACTCAAGGTTATCAGGTTCTGCATCTCTCGTGCAGCATAAGGGTACGGAATGAGAACGGCGACTGATGTTCTTGAGCGTCTTAGGCAGGTTCTGGACGGCCTGGAGGATGAAATGCCGGAGTGTGGTTTCATGCTGGTGGGGTCGATCCCATACGATGAGGGGTCTGGTGTGGTGTTCGTCACCAATCTGGATGACGACTCAGTGGAGTCCATAGCAGAAGATATCCTCTGCGAAGAATTAGATGAGGTACATGTCAAGACACACAAATACGATGCGTAGCATAGCGATTGTCATCAATGGTTACCCCCGGTCGGGGAAGGACTCGGCTGCGAACCTGATCAGCGCAGCCTTATCGTTCGATTGGGTATACCACTCGGTAAGCAGTGTTGATCCTGTCCGACGCTTCTTGCAGGACTTGGGGGTCAGCACCAAGAAGAAGGGGCCACAGGAGCGGAAGCTGATGGCCGACATCCAGTCGCTTCTGAACACATATGACTGGCTTCCGATCCGACACACGGCCAAGCACGTGGACCGGCTGTTCAGGGTCAACCCTGACAGGAACTGCGTATGCTTCGTCCATATCAGGGAGCCTGACGCCATTAGGATGTTCAAGGGTCTGGTGGAGGCGAAGGGGTACACGTGCAAGACCATGTTCGTGGATAGGCAGGTAGCGAGGGAAGAGACCCTGAGCCTTTACCAGAACCACGCCGACACATCGGTCGAGCAGATGGAGTACGACATCGTGCTCGACAACAATTCTTCAATCGAGCACTTTGCAATTAATTGCAAAGCTATTGCCAAGATGATCATGGAGGACAAGCTTTGACCACGATTTCAGCCACGACAGTTCTTCGCTCACGTAATGCGGCTCGACCGGAGAAGGTACTCACGACCCTTCTGCTTCGGTATCCCAGGTTCGTCCATGCGGAGCTGATGACCCACAGGGTGTTCAGCCGCAATGCCGCCAGCTCACGGGCCATTCCGACCAAGAAGCTGATTCAGGACGTGATAGAGAACCCGGCAATCCCGATCTTCTGGGGCAAGAACCAGCCGGGGATGCAGGCCAGAGAAGAACACGACGCCCTCGTATTCGCTCCTGTCCCGATGGCCTATGGCGGGAAGCGGCTGGAGCTCGAACAGAACAGGGGCCGGACACCAGAGGAAGCCTGGCTCAATGCCCGAGACCTCGCCGTCATGTCGGCCAAGGCGTTCGCAGAAGCAGGTTATCACAAGCAGATCGTGAACCGGCTGCTGGAGCCCTTCTCCCACATCACCGTCCTCGTCAGCGCGACCGAATGGGAAAACTTCCTGGCCCTGCGAGACCATCCGGATGCCGAGCCGCACATCCGCAAGCTGGCCCAGGAAATCCGCAAGGAGCTGGAGCGGGAGGATAATATTCAGACCCTTCAGCCTAGTGAGTGGCACCTGCCGTTCGTGACGCCGACCGATCCCAAGGAACCAGCGGACAAGCTGACCGGTCCGGAGCTGGCCAAGGCGATCAAGCTTTCCGTCGCCTGTTGCGCCTCCACCAGCTACAAGACGGTGGACGGCTTTGATATGACCGGAGAGCGGGCCGAGAAGATTTTCGACAAACTGGTGAGGTCAGAACCGATCCACGCGAGCCCGCTTGAGCACGTAGCACAGGCTGACTGGATCACCCCTCACTCCAAGGCGTGGGCGTACCCAGAGCAGCACCGCAACTTCGTCGGTTTCCGTCAGTACCGCGCGATTTTCGAGGTGGGTAATGTCGAGGCTGAATGATCGTCAGCGGGTGGAACTCATGCTTCCCCCGCAGGTCATGCTGGCCGTGTTGCTTGCGGGGGTAGACGATCCTGAACATCCAGACGCTAAACGGTGCCAAGAGCTTCTGCTGCTGGCATCAATGGAGCCCATCAAGGACCTCACCCATGACCGGCAGAGGCAGATTGCCAACAGGGTGGCGAGGGATCATGCGGAGGCAACAGCCCCCTACCGAAAGGAAGGTGGGCGGGTCGATAAGATGGGCCTCATCGCCTACTACTGGCTGAAAGCCCTGCTCGATCAGGAGTACCTTGTTCTCGGACCAGAGAGCTATTTCTCGCAGGCGCTGGATATAATGCTCCCCGCATTGGAGCCAGCTGCCCAAATCGAGAACATGGATAAATCAGCCCAAAAACAGGCGCGGAAATTCCTGATGGGTCTTCAGAAGATGGGCTATTACAGGGGTGTTGACCCGAATCTGGTAGGAATGTAAAAGAGATTCGTCGGACAATAATGGGGATGTCCGGCATATGGTGACTGGCTGACCGACGCCAAGGGTAAATAAGCCCTTGGCGTTTTTTATTTTCGATTGTAGATTTGCAATTAATTGCATGTCAGGAGACGGCGGTATGCACAAGATCGCTGATCATGACGGTAGAGTGTACCAGACCATAAATTGAGGTGGCACGAGTCAAGGAGGATTTTGTGTCGGTAATAGTAAAGTACGACAAGAAGGCATCGAACACCGACGCTTTCGCCATCCTGGCGGAGGCTTGGTACGAAATGGTTCAGGACGGGCTCACACCCGACAACGTGGGTGTTCCACCTTTCACGACTGATTCCGAAGTCATATACGCCATTTCTAAGGAAGGAGATATTGTTGGTGTTTTGACGTGGGATCGTATGACGGACGGGGCGTTCAATCTCACGGTCGTATATGTCGAACCTTCAAGCCGTCGCCAAGGCGTTTTCAAGGCCATGGTGAATAAGCTGATTGAAATCGCCAAGAAGGATAACACAAACAGGATTATCGCAGCATTGCCTGGGGTTGAATCCGTAGTCAGGGCGTTCAGTGCTGCTCAATTCGCCCCCGTTTCCACCCTCTATGAGTTTGAACTTAGGAGGTGAGGAATGGCAGCAGGTAGTTTCTGGGGGGACCTAGTAAGGAACTTACGGGAAGAAAGCGGCATCTCTCAACGATCCCTGGCTGAAAGAGCCAAGGTCTGCCGCTCCACACTTCGGCGGATTGAAGCCGGAGAAATCTCCGCCGATGTCGATACTCTTGAGCGTATTCTCAATGTTTTCGGGTATGAACTGGACGCTTTCAGCAGGACTGACGGAGGGCGCTGTCACGCAGATTCAGCCTATTGCTATCGGTAATTCGTAAGTTAGTGTCGGGTTGAAATTCCAATTTCACGGAGGAAATGGAGATGCCTGACATCGAAGCTCCAGACATCAACGAACTTTACCAGCTGTGCGACTTCGCGGAAACGCGACTGGAGCAGCTCGCTGGTGCCACTGATTTTGATGACGGCGGGGATGATGATCCGCCGTCCGAGTGGGAGTGGGGCTGTCTGAACAAGACCCGCGCATGGCTGAAACAGCTCAAGGAAATCACGCCCGAGCAGGAGATCGACATGGCCATGGCCGTGCTCAAGAAGTACCGGGAAAGCCACGGCGTGATGGTCGTTCTCGACCTTTCGACCGATCATCTGTCCCAGGAAACGAAGCTTGCGTGGCTGGATGGGAAGCTGGAGCCGTATCTGACCTACAGGTACGATGATACGGGCTGGTGGTTGTGGACCTGCGCCGGGGAGCCGGAGTTAGAGAAGGTCCCCGAGGATTTGCAGACCATCATTAGGAAAGCCTCGGAGATTGGGTACGAGTGGATACGATTCGACAAGTATTCGCCCCGAGCTCATGGTTTTCCGGTTTACGAGTGAAGTTAATTGCAAGGTATCGTAATGCTGACAGTGATGTCGTTTGGGTTCAAATTTGGGACGCCAAGAGCGGATCACGTGATTGACTGCCGAGATATCGTCAACCCTCACCGGCACCCGAAGTACAAGCCGCTTACCGGATTGAACAAGGCCGTACAGGATTACGTGATGGCTGACCGGAAGGCGCAAAATATCCTGCGGGAGGCGTCCGAGCTTTATTTGAAGGATGGGAAGATCGTGGCTTTCGGGTGCCTCGGTGGTCGCCATCGTTCCGTTGCTCTTGCCGAGAAATTCGCCGCCCTGGCTACTGAAAGGGGGCTCACTGTGCGGGTGATTCACCGAGAACTTTCCGCTTGATTCGGCAGTATCGGGTGAGAAAGTCGAGGTGTAGAACAAATATTGGTGAGGCAATGGCAGAGCAGACGACTCTTTTCGGAAAGACGCTGGTTGAGGAGATTCAGGACAAGCTCATCGAGGACATAAAGGAGTATGAGTTTGTAAAGCAGAATACGGTCTTGAAGACGCCTGGCAACAAGTGGCGGGTGGCTTCGGCGTTGCAGAAGGCCATTCGTCGCGGTCAGGTGGAGATGGCCCTTAAAACCGCGCACGCGATCCACGGGTTTGAACCGGATTATGTGTGGCGGCGACTCTGTACGGTGGTCATGGAAGAAGTCGGCGTTGCTGACATTGATCTTTGCGCTCGATATCTCTGGGTGGCCACGAATAAGACGTGGCGGAACAAAAATGGAGGGAGCCTGCAATTCCTCTACATGCTGGTCGAGCAGATGTGTCGGTCACTGAAGGACCGGAACTCGTGCGATCTACCTGTGATTGGGCAGATTGACCCGGCCATGGAAGAGCATCGTAAGGCTGCCAAGGACCTGACAGCTGATCAACTGGCTGAGGTTGTGGCTGACAATGACGTGCCAATCGAGAACAGGGCTCTGGCCGCACAGGCACTCGGCTGTTGGGATCACCCGAATTTCACGAAAACTCATGGAGGTCACGTTTATCTGGAGGCTCTGAAGGCGGCTGGAATCCCTGATAAGGTTATCGAGGTGGCCAAGATGGGTAGGCAGAAGCAGTACGAGTGGATGCCTTATGGTATTCCGTTCGTATGGCAGCTAGCCGAAAAGGCGAAGCAGGAAAATTCCCTGACTTGGGAGCCTGATGAGCTTACGCAGTTGCCGCTGGTGGCAGGTCTTCCATCGGAGGCGTTTGACCGGCACAATCAGGAGGGAAACCGCAGCCTTGCCTATTTCTTCAAGGCATGTGAGCCGGTCCGAGAGACTTACATTGAACTTTTGGGGCCAGATAAGGCCAAGTGCCTGAATGCCCTCGGTGCCGTCCTTTTCCGAGTGGAGGGGCATCAGGTGGATCGAAGGCTGGTTTATCCTGGATCGAAGGAAATCGACCGGACGGCTCGGATTGGCGATCTTTGGTATAATGGGGTTATCCCCGAACACCAGCAGAAGCTGATGGAAGTCACCGCCGCCCATTTGGATGATCTCCACAAGGCAAGGGTGAGAGTGGTATCACCCACCCCATAGACTTTTACCTCTGGACAGACTAGAACCGCATGGTAATTTGCAATTAATTGCAATAGCATGACACGGAGGTTGTAATCCATGCGGGTTCTAGTAGCTGGCGGTGCCGGTTTCATCGGTCTTCACCTTGTAAAGGCTCTCCTCGATGAGGGGCACCAAGTCAGTGTCATCGACAATTTCCTGACGGGTTGGCCTGTTGAGGATGCGAGGCGTTTCCTCGGGAATAGAGGGCCGGAGGTCGAGTTCCACGATATGGATATCAAGGGTCTTTTCGGTCAGTGGGACTTTGATCTGATCTATAACCTGGCTTGCCCTGCCTCGCCCATCCACTACCAGAAGGATCGAGTTGACACGCTCATGACGAGCGTTCTGGGGACGTATAACCTGCTTATGTTGGCACACGCGACCGGAGCCAGATTCGTTCAGGCGTCCACGTCCGAGATTTACGGCGACCCAGAGGTTCATCCGCAGGCGGAGACTTATGTCGGGCATGTGAACCCGATTGGTCCTCGGGCCTGCTATGACGAGGGCAAGCGAGCCGCTGAAACGCTCTGCTTCGACTTCCGGCGAGACAGGGGGGTTGATGCCAGGGTGGTGCGCATCTTCAACACCTATGGCCCGTGGATGCACGAGGAAGACGGGCGGCTGGTCAACACGTTCGTGCAACAGGCTTTGAAGGAAGAGCCGATCACGGTTTTCGGCACCGGTCAGCAGACCCGCTCGCTTTGCTATGTGGATGACCTGGTGCGTGGCCTGGTGATGGTCGGAATGATTGACCATCTGGACGTTCCGGTGAACCTCGGCAATCCCGCCGAGTATACGGTTCTCTCCATCGCTGAGCGTGTACGAGACTTCCTCGGTAGCAAGTCGCCCATCGTATTCAAACCGCTTCCCGCTGATGATCCGAAACAGCGTAGGCCGGACATTTCTAGGGCTCAGAAGATGCTCAACTGGACGCCGACAATTCCGTTCGATGTCGGCCTGGAGCTCACGGTATGCTACTTCAAAGAGGTTCTGGATAAATGAGCACCGTCATTGTTACGGGGGCTGGGGGCCTGATCGGCTCCGAGGCCGTTCGTCATTTTGTCAAAGAGCATCGCGTCATTGGCATCGACAATGACGCTCGTGCTTCATTCTTCGGGTCGGACGCTTCGACAGAATGGCAGCTGCGTAAGCTGAAGGAAGAGTTCGGGCCCAAGTTCGTCCGGGTCAATCTGGATATCACAGATACTACTGGCGTTGAGGCCCTTTTCTCTGGTTGCCGGAATGACATTGTTGCCGTGGTTCACTGCGCGGCTCAGCCCTCCCATGACTGGGCGGCCAAGGCACCGCACACGGATTTTCGTGTGAACGCACATGGCACCTTGAACCTGCTGGAGGCCGTCAGGGTTTTCACCCCGAATGCGGTGTTCGTTCATCTGTCCACGAACAAGGTATACGGCGACCGACCGAACTATTTGCCGCTGATCGAGAAGGCGACACGGTTCGATCTGCCGTACTCCGATCCGATGTTTGACGGTGTGGACGAGCAGATGAGCATCGACCACACCAAGCACAGCCTTTTCGGTGTCAGCAAGGCGTCCGCCGACCTCTACGTGCAGGAGTATGGTCGATATTTCGGGTTGAAGACCGTTGCCCTTCGCGGTGGTTGTCTGACCGGTCCGGCGCATTCAGGCACCAAGCTGCACGGGTTCCTGTCTTACCTGGTTAAGTGCGCAGTGACCGGAGAGACCTACACGATCATCGGTTACGGCGGAAAGCAGGTTCGAGACAACATTCACTCCGCCGACCTGATTGAGGCAGTGGATCGCATTGTCAGGAAGCCGCCTGAGCCGGGCACCGTGTTCAACATCGGTGGAGGGCGGGAGAACTCAGTCTCCATCCTCGAAGCCATTGACACGGTGCAGCACATCCTCGGCGTCGAAATGAAGGTAGAGTTCAACCCGACTCCGCGCATCGGGGATCACAAGTGGTACATCACGAACAACCGTAAGCTGATGGATGCCTATCCTGGTTGGTCACCTAAGACCTCGGTGCGGCAGACCATCGAAGAAATATGCGAGGCCATGAAGGTTCGTTGGGGTAAGTGATATGGTCAAGCTTCTGTTCGATCCGATCACGACCAATGACCCGCAGTTCTGCGTCATGAACTTCAAGATGCAGCAGGCTGCGAGGTTCCTGATTGAGTGGCGGGATGACCTGTTCATCCGCTACATCCTGCCGGAACGTGTCAGTGATGACGCTCAGGAGTGGGTTATTAATAATGACTGGCTGTTCCACCACCCGCAGATCGAATACATCAAGGTCCCCACGTTCAAGGATCGCATGAAGGAATACTACCGCTATTGCGACAAGCTGTGGTGGTTGACGCGGTTCAACGGTCCTCTCTGGGACACAGATATTATCCTGACGTGTCGGGTTCCCATGGTTCCGGCCTACAAGGCCAATATGAAGGGAATCCGGTCACCGAACCATCGCTTCTCCCGTAAGGTGGTGGTCATCGACGATATGCCGGTCATGTCGTTCAAGGAGAACGTGGGGCAATCTCAGCCAGACGTTCAGGACCTGCAACATGTAGCGGCGTATCTGGCGTCGGACCTCAACTTGTTCATCAACCCGTGGGAACGGGATCAGATGCTGCAAGTGGCCCGGAAATGGATCACACCCAGCCGGGTTCGGGAACTCTCTGAGAAATCCTTGTACTCGATACCGGTTCGCATTGATGCAGTTAATTGCAAACCGGAAGAGATTGTCAGGAAGACCCATAACCGGGAAAAGGATTTCGTTCTCGGGTACACGCAGCGGTTCGAGGTGACACACAGGCGCTCGACCGACGTGCTCAAGACCATGGAGAAGCATTGGATTTACCGTGGTGGTCGGACGAAGGTTCGTTTCGTCTGCACGTCCAACTCCAAAGCTGTGAAGACGGGAGGGGTCGAGACCGAGGGTATTGAGTTCAGGCGTCCTCCCCGCGAGGAGTTCTGGCGGATGATGCGGGAAGAGGTGGACCTGATCCTCGTTTTCACCCGTGATGATGGATACACGTTATCCCTCATGGAACCGCTTGTTCAGGGTACTCCTGCTGTGGTTCACAGGGCTCCATATGCCGAGGCCATGCTCGGAAAGGACTACCCGTTCTTCGTCGGGGGCGACAACGAAGCCTACGCCCTCGTAAAGGCATTCATGGATGACTACGCGGGGCTCTATGAGAGGTTCAAGGAATGGCAGCAGACCAAGCTTCTGCCGCTCCTGCTTGAGCGTAATGAGAACTGGTTCCCTCTACAGCTGAAGAAGTTCATCGAGGATTACGACGCTGAGGCTAAGGAAAAAATCAAGGCCGTAACAGCCGAGAACGAGATCGAACACTTCCTGATGCAGAAGGACGAGTTCGTCATGTTGGATCGCCTTATCGAAGGTAGGGAAGAAGGCGTTATCCGTTCATTGGCCGACGAAACAGCGGAAAGTAAGCGGTTCAAGGTAGCCACGACTTTCGCAACCGATCTGAACACGTACAGGACTGGCTTGATTTACCGGGAAGGCTATAGGGACGCTTCGATAAAGCCTGGCCACCTCAAGAGAGTGAAATAATGGAAAAGCCGGAAATCGCAGTGTTGCGACGATTCACACCTGGGATCAGCGTGACTCTTATCGCAGATGAGTTCACGCGATACTTCAGGGAGAAAGGCCACAAGGTCGTTGAAATAGACACAAAGGACAGAGGCTTCGATTTCAGTCCGTGCCACAAACGGCATGTTCTTTCATTGGACGAAGCGGCTCTTCCCGACATGTTGGCTCGAACCCTATACACCTTCCCGAGGCGGGTGGTTTCTCTATGGGTCAACAATTGGGAGGAAATCTCCCTGATTCAGCAGATGAGCTACCTCAGCTGTTTCATGAAGCCCAAGGTGAACAGCGCCACGGTAGTCCATGTAAGTCATTCGCATTACACGGACAGGATCATCAAGGACTTCGCAAGAAAGCATCTGGCTCCCTCGGTCACGAGGGGCCTCGAAAGCCGGATGAAGGTCAATCTGTTCGGGATTGGCAGTGAGTTCCAGTCAAGACATCAGAACGACCCTGACAAGCTGATCGTACCGTACAACCGTGTGAACCAGTCGCAGAAGAACATTCAGTTGCACGTGGAGGTAACGCGGCAGTACCTGGCGATGGAGGCGAGAAGGGGTCGCAAGCCGACCGTCGATTTCTTCTACTCCGCGAAGTTTGCGCCGGATCGTAAGGCGTATGACGTGGGCGGGGATGTCTACACCTACATCCCGCAGTACGAGCGGCAGAAGTTCGTGGAGGCGATCCCGAATTACGGCATGTTCTTGTCCACGTCGCTGTTTGAGAGCTTCGGTATCTACTACCTAGAACTGCTAGCAAGCGGCGTGGTCGGGGTGTTCCTCGACAAACCTTGGGTACGTCAGCTGCTGCCGAACTACCGGTTCATTGCGCCCAAGGGCGATCTCGCTGGGCTGATGTCGTGGGTGCGGGAGAATTACGAAGAGGCTTCCGCTTATGTCCACGATGAGGTCATCCCGTTCATTCGGGAGACCTATTCGTTTGAGCGTTTCTGCGCCGACCTCCTGAAGGAAGTGGTTGGTGCTGATGAGCATGGAGGTTGATGTGAACATTGTCATTTATGGGAAGGGTGTCACAGGCTTTGCCACGGGCACTATGCTGGAGAACGCAGGTTGTGCAGTTTTCTACAACGACCCGCCCAAGGGCATTCATGTGTCGGCAGGTGTTGAGCCTGACTGGGTTTTCATCTGTGTCCCGACCCCGACTGGGGACCTGAGTTACGTCCGAGCCGCTGCGCGTGACGCGGCGAAGAAGTACGAGGGGGTGCCGATTGTGATCCGCTCCACGGTTCCGCCTGGGACGCATGACATCCTGTGCAAGGATAACCCGCAGGCGGACTTCGTGATGATGCCGGAGTTCCTGCGTGAGAAGACAGCGGTCGAGGACGCCCTCCGCAAGGATCGTGCGGTGTTCGCTGCACCAAATGTCTATATTGCCTCGCGCTTCTACCGGTTCCTGCTCGACGTTGGGTTCACGGGCATTCAGGAGGTATCTGTCGCAGAGGCTGAGCTGATCAAGTTCCTGACGAACGGCCTCATCGCCGTGAAGGTGGCTTTCGCCAACGTTATATACTCGCTGGCCCAGGCGACCGGAGCGGACTACCAGACGCTGCTTTCGCTTCTGGAGGCGGATGGCCGGTTCGGCATGTATGGCCTGAAGGTGCCTGGTGATCACGGCCTTGGTTACGCCGGAATGTGCCTCCCGAAAGACATGGGGTGGCTGAAGCTGGCGCTCGAACAGTACGGCATCGACCTCGGTGCGGATGTGATTCAGGGCATTCAGGACTACAACACTGAGCTTCGTGCGCGGCAGCACTGCAATTAATTGCAAGGGGGACGACCGTGATAGCGAGCGGACAGCTTTTGCGAGAACTCCAGCCGATCAAGCCGTTCTGTGAGCGGACCAAGTTCAACGGGATGACCTACGGCGTTGGTCCGGCTGGTTATGACGTTCGCATTGACCAGAATTTGACGCTGATTCCCGGCGACTTCTCACTCGCCTCCACCATGGAAGAGTTCGACATGCCCGACACCCTGTTGGGCATAGTCCATGACAAGAGCACGTGGGCTCGCCTGGGTCTGGCTGTCCAGAACACCGTGATTGAACCTGGTTGGAAAGGGTTCCTGACGTTGGAGCTCACGAACCACGGGAAGAACTTGATCCGTATCGAGAAGGGTACGCCGATTGCCCAGATCATCTTCCACTTCACCGACAGGCCGGTGGAGCACCCTTACGATGGCAAGTATCAGCATCAGGCGAGAGGGCCGCAGCCAGCCATTCTGGAGCGGTAAGTGGTCTGAGTTTTACGCCAGTTAGGGTTTAGCAGGCTGCCGCAGTCGCGTAGATTGTGGCAGCTTGTCTTTGAAGCTGTCCCTAACATGGAGGTTGGCCGTGGAGGCCCTGAAAAAGACCAAAAATCTCTTGAGAATCGACCTTCCGGTCGAGTTGTTGGAGAAGAATAAGGACAACCCGAACAAGATGTCCGCCCGCGAATTTGACCTGCTGGTGGACAATATTGAAAAGACCGGGATCACCGATCCGATCCTTGTTCGCCCGCTCGATGTCGGGGCCGTTCTGTGGGCTGAGAACGATAACAAGGGCGACCCACAAGGCATGATAAACACGCTCATTGAGAACGAGGTGAAATTCCGCATTGTTGGTGGACACCACCGTTTCGATGCGGCGTCGTATCTGGGTTTCACGGAGGTTCCCTGCACGGTCATCATGGACCCTGAGTTCGATGAGGAGCAGGAGAAGTTCCAGATCGTCCGTATGAACGTCATTCGCGGTAAATTGGACCCGCAGGCGTTCTTCGACCTCTATAGTCAGCTGTCCGAACAGTACACCGACGAAATCCTTCAGGACGCCTTCGGTTTTGCCGAGGAATCCGAGTTCAAGAAGCTGATCGCCCAGGTCGCCAAGTCGCTGCCAGACAAGAACATGCAGAAGAAGTTCAAGGAGGCGGCGAAGGAGATCAAGACCATAGACGGCCTGTCGAAGCTGCTGAACGAGATGTTCACCCGCTATGGCGACACGCTGCCGTATGGTTACATGATCGTGGACTACGGTGGGCAGAGGTCGTTCTGGCTTCAGGTCGAGAAAAAGACCATGAACGCTCTCGATGTGATCGGTGAGCTGTGCATTGAAAAACGGCGAACGATGGACGACATTGTGGGCGGCATTTTGCAATTAATTGCAAAGGGAGAGTTCAAGGACGCGGTGGACAAGATCATCGGTAAGGCACCGGAGGTAGAAATTCCGGAAGGGTTGTCTGTCGCTCCAACCAAGGAAACGCTGAGCAAGGTGGCTGATCTATGAAGCTGAAGGTCACTGGTCGAGCATTCAAAAATCTGAAAAGCCTCGGTCAGGACCGTATGGCCGAGATCGACAGTCGTTTGCTGGCAGGAGAACCTGCCAGCGTCATAGTCAACATCATCCACAATGAATGGGGTAAGCTGAAGAGCGTCAAGCCGCAGACCCTCAAAAAGATGCTGGAGCGGTACAGGGAAACCGAGCTCCGCGAGAAGACCATCGAACGGATCGCAAACGCCCAACGCGGGACCAATCTCTCCGTGATCCAGAAGCGTCTGAACGCCATGGAAGAGTTGGAGCAGATGGCCCGCATCCAGTACGGGCGCATTCAGAAGCTTCTCATGCAGGAAGAGAAGATGCCTGCCGGTATCGTGAATAAGCAGGTAAATCCCGAAATGCGCCTGTTCAAGGAAATGATCGTGGAGCTGGGCAAGCTTCAGCTTGAAACGGGTGTCCTCGCCAGGGCTCCGAAGACGATCAAGGGTTCTATGGTTGGGCCTGGTGGGGAGATTCAGGAGTTCGAGTGGACCGAAGAACAGAGCAAGATGCTCAGCGAGCTTGAGGAGCTGTTGAATCGAGATGAAAGCGCCGCAGCTGTCTAAGCACCCGCTGAACATTGCGTTCGACTTGTGTGCGAACCTCGGGTTCATGGGCGAGATCATCTGGAAGGTGGGCAAGGGTATTCGGGACCTGGACGAACGTCTCGAATACCTACGCTACGCGCTGAAGTGGATTGAGACCAAGGCCAAGGACGAAATGTACAAGGTGCCTCCGGTCGATTTCCGCACGTTCGTGGAGAGCGAGCACCTTCTGAACAAGCCAACGAGCCAGCCTGGTTCGCTGTACCCGGAGGTGCTGAAGTGCGGCATAGAGCTCAACTCCGGCAAGTACGTCGAGGCGGTGCTTACTGGGGCTATCGGTGTCGGGAAGACCCACCTCGGCGTCTACACCCAGGCGTACCAGCTCTATGTCCTGACGTGCATGGAAAACCCCCATGCCACGTTCGACCTCGACCCGGCGTCGGCTATCACCATCATATTTCAGTCGATCAACAAGGATTTGGCTGCGGAGGTTGGTTATGCCCCATTTCGGGCTCTGATTGATGACAGCCCGTATTTCCAGCAGTATGCCCCCTACGATCAGGGTGTGAAGAGCGAAATGCGGTTCATCAACCACCGCATCACCGTAAAGCCGGTTACCGGTGCCGAGTCCGGTGCAATCGGTCAGAACGTCATCGGCGGCATCATTGACGAGCTTAACTTCATGGCCGTGGTCGAGAACTCGAAAGCCAGCCATGATGGTGGGACCTATGATCAGGCCGTGAAGATTTACAACACGCTGGCACGACGCCGTGAGTCCCGCTTCATGAAGCTTGGCCAGTTGCCAGGGATGCTCTGCCTGAGTTCGTCCAGAAATTACCCCGGACAGTTTACGGACAAGAAGGAGGCCGAGGCTCGCGAGCAGATTCGTCGCCAGGGCTACACGACCATCTACGTCTATGACAAGCGCAGGTGGGAGATTAAGCCTGACGAGTATTGCGGGAAGATGTTCTATGTCTTCAAGGGGGACGCAACCCGCAAGCCTCGCATTCTGGAAGATGACGAGGAGGTTCCGCCGCAGGATCGCCACCTGGTGATGCCGATTCCGATTGAGCATCGCCATGCGTTCGAGGCCGATCTTCTTCCGGCTCTCCGAGACATCGCCGGTGTAGCCACGATGGCCCTGCACCCGTTCATCCTGGACACGGATGCCATTTCGGCTTGCTTTGGGACAGTGCAATCAATTGCATCGCGAGATGATTGCGACTTCAGGGATACCAAGATCAAGGTGTTTCCGAAGCGGATCATGCACCCGCAGGAGCCCCGTTTTGCACATATCGACTTGGCTATCAGCAGAGACAGCGCGGGCGTGAGCATTGGGCACGTCCCTGGCTTCAAGGAAATGAAGCGCGGCGATACGGTTGAGTTCCTGCCGATCATCCAATTCGACATGATTCTCGAAGTCCGGCCTCCGCGTGGCGGGGAGATAGAGTTCGAGAACATCCGCAGACTGCTTTACACTTTGCGCGATACGATTGGTCTGCCAATCAAGTGGGTATCACTCGACAGCTTCCAATCGAAGGACATGATGCAGATTCTGGCGCGACAGGGCTTCATCACTGGGTATCAGTCCATGGATAAGGACACCTACGCCTATGACGTGCTGAAGCAGGCCCTGTACGACAAGCGCATCATGGCTCCGGCCCATCCGAAGTGCCACAAGGAGCTTATTTCGCTGGAGTTCGACACGCAGAAGAACAAGGTCGATCACCCGGATAATGGCTCCAAGGACGTGGCGGACTCCGTGGCCGGTGTTGTCACTGGGCTGACGCTACGGCGTGAAATCTGGGTTCGCCATCGCATCCCGATGCGGATGATTCCGCAGTCTGTTCTGGAAGGTCGATCCAAGCACAAGGGAGACATCACGTCGAAGGAACGGGAGTTCGCTTATGTCTAGGTTCGAGTTCCCGTCCGACATCAACCAGAAAGGCTTCGAGGACGAGCTTGACGCCCTCGGAGTATCTTTTGTTTCCGACAGGATGGGTGGCGTCATTGTAGAGGACGCATCACCCGATATTGAAGTGCTCGCCAAGGAATGGAGTGGGAGACTCGTACATGATTCAGGAAGAAGTGAACGCACGGGCGGACGATCTTACCATCGTGGAGCAGGCGCTGCCGTCGCAGATGCTCATGATGATGATCGAAGAGGTCCAGAAGGCTGGCTTCGAGGTTCGCGCGGACGTGATGATGCACTTGCAAAACGCAGTAGCAGCACCCCTATCACGGCTCGATACCTTCAGCGTAAGCAGGATCGCCAAGAGGGTAGATGAGGCTTCCCGAGCCATTCTGCATGACCTGTCACCTGATGATCCACGGCGTGGTCTGTATTCCTGTGCAACGTTCATCCTGCTCCTGGTTGACGAGGGTCGATTCTTCGACGTTCGCAATCAGGCGGTTCTCGTCTCGCTCCTGCTTCTGGAAGACGTGAAGGATGAAAAGAAGGACGTTGACGGGCAGGAGGCAGTCTGGCGTGTCGAGGAAAAGCAATGGCAGCAGGATGCCAAGAAAATGCTGAGGCGGGCGAATTTGCAGGGGTATTATTTGCATACGCTGCGAAATTAATTGCAAAACCGCTTGCTTCCATCAAATCGGAAGTTAGAGTGCAGATGAAACTACCAATTCACGGAGGAATAAGGTGGCAATCAAGATTTTCAGATTTTCGGCAAATCATTTTGATTGGGAAAGCACCGATGAGGCGCTGACCAAGAAGACTTTGGGCGGCAAGGGAGCCGCCCTCGTTAAGATGGCTCAGGCCGGTATGCCGGTCCCGCCTGGCTTTACCATCACGACTGACACTTGCAACGAGTTCCGGCTCCTCAAGGAGACCCAGACCGAGGAAGTCGTCAACAAGTGGTTCGACAAGTTGATGGACGAAGTAAACATGAACATGAAGTGGCTGGCCGACCAGTTCGGGTACACGCCTCTGGTGTCAGTCCGGTCTGGGGCCCCCGTATCCATGCCGGGAATGATGGATACGATCCTGAACGTGGGGCTGACCTACGACAACCTGCCGGAGTGGGAGAAGCGTCTGGGCAAGCGGGCGGCCATGGACAGCATGAGACGGCTGATCCAGATGCTGGGCAGCACGGCCTACGGAGTTCCGCACGAGGTGTTCGAGTTCCAGCTTGCCAAACACAAGAAGGAGGTGGGGG